CATGTGGCTCAAGATCAAGCGTGAGCCCTTCGATCTGCCCCCAATACACCCGGGAGGGCTTCGTTTGGCCATTTTCCCAGCGATTCACCGTGGCGAAGGAAATGCCCAAGCGATCCGCCAACGCTTGTTGCGTGAGCGCAAGGCGACCTCGAATCCGCTTTATTCGGTCCGAGTAATCGTCGGGCACGGAGGAATAGGTGCTGATTGCCATCGACAAATCTCCAAGCTAGCGGGCGAAGGCCCCATCATAGCATCTGTTATATCGATGTCAATTATTACACGCGATCTGTATTGATGGATGTATTCTAGCAATGCAGATTGATGTAAGTTATTGATATTAATGTCTTTGCGTTACAATTCGCGTATGGCCCCTGCGTGGCGCCCAGGGAACCTGGCCAATCCCAGCAAGCGCACAATGCAAGTCGCTGCGACCCCCCAATGGAAGATGCTTGCGACTACACGGGCCGCTGCCAGAATTACGGCAAGACGCGGTTCGGTGGTGCGTCAGTCTGAAATCAGATTTTCCGGAATAGCTTGGAATGAAGCCACGCGATGAGCCACACCAAGCAAAAGCCACCGCCAAGGATCGCCATGACGATCAAGAGCCCGATTCGCTCATCGGGACTTACCCATCGCCAGAAAGCGGCCGCCATGCAGGCTTCGGTGACGACTACGAATAGAACGCCTAGCGTGAATTGGCGGCGCGGCTTGCGTTTCGGGCCTTCGCTCATGGGGCCAGTATAGGGCGAGGAGGCGCTCCAGCCTCCAAACAAGCACCCCCTGCGGCCTGGATTTGAGCCGCCACAAACGATTCCCCTTGCGTTTAGGGGAGTTAGAATGAGTAGGAGGGATTCCAGTGGACAGGCCGGGACGGCCGATGTAAACTCTGGCCCAATGCTTAAGCGGGCAGGCACCCGCACATGGAAGTATCGAAGCACAAGTGAGGTGAACCATGACAGCCGAATTGCTCCATCTTATCGAGGCCGCACGTCAAGTTGAAATGACCAAGGAGCAATCCGAGGAGCAGAGAATTAGCTTTGCCTATGGCAATACGCATTTTGAGAACGAGCAGATCACGCGCGACACCGTCAAGGAAGCTGCGCGACTCTTGAAGGGCTCTGATGATGCGGCGAACGGACGTACAGAGGGATAGCAGGCCGGATTCACACCAGCTATTCACAGACCCAGTTCAAAAAGCCGCTTTAGAGGCCAGGAACGGCCTTATTCAGTTCGATGAGGTCTTGCGCCTCGTCGACTCGTCTAATGGGACGCTGGCCTTGCGTCCATCCGTAATCCAGAAATTTCAACGACTGGCAATCAAAGAAATTTATACGTGCGCTGGAAATTACCGCACTGGCCCCGTCTGCATCGAAGGCACCAGTCACCAGCCACCGCCGCCCGAGGAGGTCGCTGATCTCGTCGAGCAAATGTGTGATTACGCCACTGGCGCGACCGACAAGACGCCAATCCATGTCTCCGCATATCTAATGTGGCGGATTAATTGGATTCATCCCTTCGCAGGCGGAAATGGCAGGACATCGCGTGCGACATCGTACTTGGCATTATGCGTGCGGCTTGGCTATCGTTTGCCGGGCACAGTGACCATTCCTGAGCAGATTGTTGCCAAGCGGCAACCGTACTATGAAGCCTTGGACGCTGCTGATGCCGCCTGGGCTGGCGGGATGCTCGATGTCTCCGAAATGGAGAAGCTGATCGCCGGCCAGTTGGCTGTACAGTTGGTATCAGTCCATAGTGCAGCAACGGGAACAACATGACGAAGCGCAACAGCAATCAGCGCGACACTCAACAACTTGCACGATCCGTTTTAGACGCCGTAACGCCGGATGCCGAGCCGCCCAAGGCTAAGAAGGTTGCCAGGGCCAAGAACCCTGCCGCCGTCGCGCTCGGCAAGCTGGGCGGCATCAAGGGCGGCAAGGCGCGAGCCGAATCATTGACGCCTGCCAAACGCAAAGCGATCGCAAAAAAGGCGGCGGCGGCACGGTGGTCTAATCGCGGTTGAATAGTTCCAATTGGAGCGTATCACCACGTTTTGGGAACGAACGGTTCATCATTCGCATGAATTGATTCCATTCATCCGCCGCCCGCATGAGGCCGACTACAGCATGCAAATGTTGGGCTAGAGCCGGGTGTCCAATATCCTCTGTGAGCCATTCATAATGCTTGGCTTTTCGTCGCCCGGCTGTCGTGACTGGATTCCTGGCCTCCAGTTCTTTAAGGATTCCAGGCGCTAAGCGGGCATAGACTAAATCCTTCGTATATGCCGCAACGCACTGCGGCCGATTGATTTTCATGCCCTGCCAGTTCCAGGCCCGAAGCCGGAAAATCTCACGATAAAACTCATCCGGGAAGGCCCGAGCCCAAGCGGCGAATTCTTTTCGCAAATACTTGTCCAGAATTTGCTGGAGAGCTTCCCGATCGCGTATCTCTTGGTATCCGGTAACTTCGTCGACTAGCGCGATGATTCCGACTTTTGCAAAGGTACGAACGAGCGCCTCGCATTGATCCGCGATGTCTTGTTGTTGTTTTTGCAAGAGCCCTTTTTTGCGAGCCGAAAGGACCGCATCGCAAATATCAACCAACACTGTCGCCTCATATCCATAGGCAAGATTGCCCTTTGGAGTACGAAACTTTACCGGGTTCTCGGTCACCGCGCGTAACTGTTCAGTTACAAAGTCTTTAAGGCGATCACCAGCTACGAATTTGGCGAGACGGTCACCACCCTTTCCACCGCTACTACCGCGCGCCATGCCAATCGCGCTAACCATGGCGCGCTGAGACAGAACGCGGCGACCATCGGCCAAAACGTAACACGGGATTTCCACTTCACCTAGCTTGAGCGGGCGGTCCGGCGACCCGTGGGTAGCCAGGGGGATGTCCTTGTTCCATCGCGCGGCAATTGCCTTTCTAGCGCTGTCTTGGCGTTCCTCTGGCGTTAGGGATAAGGCCCTGGCCTTTCCGCCCATCGCGGCCAGTTCTGACATGCTCGTGACTTTCTCGGCCATTACAGAATTCCTTTTGTGAATCTATCGACTCGTCCAGCAACCCAAGTATACTTGCCGGCACGTATAAAGCAATACGTGCCGAAATATACCTGCCGCCTTCTATTGACAATGCTTGCCCGCTCAAGCATAATGCACGCATGAAACAACTCAGTTCGCGCGCAATAAAGAATCAAGTCGCGGCGCAATGCGTTTCGAGTGAGGCGGAGCGGCTGGTTGAGCAGACCGAGGCCGCCATGAGAAAACTTCGGACGAGGATCGATCGAGAGGCCGAGGAATTCTTGGCTGCCGCACACTTCGCTTTTCGCGGTGCGTTTACTTCGGCCACTCGTCGAGCGGGCAATCCTGGTCGGCCCACCCGAGCTTGCTCAAAAAGCGATCCTCCCGCGTGACCGTGCATCCGCATTCGGGGTGCGTACAAATTCCAACTGCCGGGTTTTGCATGTCTGGCCGATGCAGCGGGCATCCGCGACAGATCGCATAGCGAGCGTCGATTTGCTCTTGGGTGCAAGTCGGCGCGCCGTTCAACGTATGGCCGATTGCGGCCACCGTGAAGTTCTTGAGCTGCCTCAGCAACGGCAGAGAGTAAAGGGCGGGGATTGGTTCGCCCAGCTTAGGACGTGCCATAGTGTCCATCAGTCGGCCAATCTTCGGCGAGGCGCCCGGCGCCGTTTTGAATCGCGTTTGCAAATTGCGTGTCGCTGGAACCGCTGGTCGTGATCGTGCGCCCGGTGCCCCCGGACGTGCCGAGGAAATAGTAAATCAGCCTGTCGAGATTATTGACTTGCAGGCTTCCCATTTGAACCGTGTCGCCGTAGGTGTACGTCGCTAGGCCGCTTCCGGTTAGGCTACACGTATGGAGCTTGCCGGCTAAACCGAAAGTCGTATCTTGCCCCCAGCAAAGCAGACTGCCGGCGTAATCAATATCGAGCGTCTTTGGCGCCGCGTAAACGGAGCTAGAGCTCGTCGTATGGAGTAGCGTCGTTGCCGATCCACCGCCAGCGGCGATTTCGAGAATGTAAGCGTCGAGACTGGAGATGGTGGCAAACCAGGCCGTGACGTAAATTTTCCCGGTGTCCGCGTGCTGGGCAATTCCTTGAACCGTGCAATTGTTTCCGGTGAATGTGCTCACGTCGCACAGCAACGCGAGGCCCGACCCGTTAAGCGCCATGCTAAACAGGAAATGCGCATTGTGACCGGACGATGACGCGATGAAAAACACGGTGCCATTTGCGTTGCAGACGCGCAATTCGGTTCCCGTGTAGGTTCCCGAGTAGGTCGCAATCGTCGTAGCCGTACCGGACGGGTCGAGGGCATCAATGTTGTGGCTTCCGCCCATTGCATAGAGCGTGCCGCCGATTCGATCCATATCGAACGAGCCATAAGGCACGGCCGACCTCCATGCGATATTTCCGGCCACGTCACACTTGATGATCTTGGCATCGCCCTGCTTCGAGTAGACGTGTTTTGGGCAGCAACAGCTACTTGGTCCGATGGGTGACATTTAGCAAAGCTTCCCGATGTACCATTGATTGTTAGCCCAACTGCCCCAAATCCAATCGTTATTCACGATGCCAACTCCGCGCAGATAGGCCGAGGGAACGGTGAAACCGGAGTCCGCCTCGCCACCGGCGCCGCCCGTGTAGATTTTGTACGCCGTGGTGTTGTTGTTCGTTGCCGTCGAGCCCGTCGAGCGGCCGTAGAATTGCATGATCGGCTGGAAGCGCACGACAGCTAGGCCATCGTCTGTGTTCAGTCCGTCAACGACGAAACCGGGCCAGCCGACCCAGAGCCCAAAGTCGCCCGGCTTCGGGCCCCAGCCCTCCCCGTTGGCGGGCGTGCCGGTGCCAATCGTGGCCTCCATCGGCCCGTCGAATCCAAACGCCAAGCCGATTGCATTGTTCGCCACGGTGCCATAGCCGCAAATCAAATAGGTTCGGCGAAACGTGGTGCTCGGTCGCTCGACCGTGTAGATGTTGCGCTTGTTGGTATGGCTGTTTCCGTCGCGCGTGATTCCGGTCACGCCCAGCACGTATCCGAGCGAAACCGAGTAGCCCGATTGATTCTTGAACAGCACCCAATTGCGGCCGTCTCCCTCAAGCGAAATGATTTCGTACTTACTGGTCTTTTCATTCCAGACGGCGTAGCCCACGGCGTTGGCATCGCCCGAGAATTTGTAGAGGCCGGAATAGTCGAGCGCCAGATTGTAAACCGAGATACCGGCGCTGGTCGGGTCCGGGTCGCGGCCGTTCCAAAACGCGGTCACGACGCACGCCGACTGTGAGGCGTCCGACGTTTGCAATCGTTGATAGAGGCGAAAGCTGATGAGCTGCGCCTTTTGCTCCATCCAGATGATTTCGTACGCGCCTGAGTCCGGTTCTTCAATCGCCCAGCCCTGATAGCCGCTAATTCCGCCTGATGGCGCCTTGCCGCTCCACGTGCCGTAGGCTCCGTCAACGGTGAAGTCGAACACGCGAATCGTGGCGCCCGTCGGAACATACGAGCTGGACCCCGCATCCCACACGACGATCTTTGCGTTATCGCTGCCTGGGGGCGTGGCATAGACCAAGTCAGCGGTCAACTCGAACCGCACCGGCGCGGCGCGGCCCTTGAACGCATAGAAGTCCAAGGTTGCCAAGTCCTGAAATACCACAGCCTGATCGCCCGCCAGAATCGTGTCAGCACCAATGTTTTCAGCAGTGACCGTGTCGCCGTCCGACAACGTAAAGTCACCGCTCGCGCCAGGGGCAATATCGGGGTCTACATTGAGGGCCAGATAGATGTAATTTTCGGGGGTGGGGACAAGAAACAGGCCATTGGCCATCACGAACTCTTGCAACTGGTCATCGGTGATCTTTACCGGGGCGAAGTTGTACGCGGTGAAGGCCAACGACGTGGCGGCCAATTCAGTGCCATTCCAACACCATGCAATGACGGACCCCGAGCCGGGGATATTCGTCCCGGAGTTAAACCCGGGGATCGCACTGATTGGCTTACCGAAAACGGCCGTCAACGCCGTGAACTCGACGACCGCTATTTTTTGCGTGCTGTCCCAAATTTCGTGAACAATGAAGCCGCCCAATCCGCCCACGGTCAGCGTGCCTTGACCGGATTTGTAGCCCAAGCGGTCGCCAGCGGCGGGACTTCCGGTGTCGTATGCGGCAAACTGGTAGAGCCCCGTCTGCGCGGTGCCCGTGTCGCCCGGCTGGATCGTGGCCTCTCCGTTGATGAGCCACGCGCCAGGAAACACCGCGTCCGGTGTTTGGCAGGAGCGGATCGGGAAGCCGCCGTACATCACCGTGCCATCGACGCGCATGATCTCATAGGGATTGATCGCATAGGAGCCGACGTTCTGGAACGTGATGCCGTCGGATTCCGGCGAAACCGTCACGCGGGCCTCTGGCGGCCTGCCAGGCGGCGACTTGAGAACGCGATCAAAGACGCGCCTGAGATTGTCGCCGGTTTTTTGACTCAGCCTGTAGGTGCGGTCGGTCATCGCCTATCCGAACAGAAGTGCGATGTTGTAGGTATCCGCCGCGTTGCCGGTCCAGTCGAGCGTCTTGGCGCCGCTACCCACGGCCGCGAGCCCGGCGGCGAAATACTTCTGGTCGTAGCCGCCTGGCGCAACAACGACGACGTGATTCGTGCCGATCGGGTAGGGGTTCGACGCGCCGGCCTTGATTTGAAACGGGGTTGCCCCTGTGTTTTGGATGGCAATGCCGCGCAGTGTCAGCCCCAGGGCCGTCATCGTACCGTGCGTCGATTGAAGGCTCGTCAAGTCGATCGTGCCGCTGCCGGCCCCGGTGATTTGAAACGCTGAATAGAGCGATCCTGGTGGAACTGAGGTGGCATTGAGCGTGACGCTGAACGGAAAGCCGGCGCTTTGCAGATTGCGCTGCGTCAAGCTCGGCAGCGTCATTGCGTCGAGACCTTCGGTTGCCCCCAGTCCAAATGCCAGCGTCGAGGTCACAGTGACGGCCATCGGTCGAGTCCTTTAAGCGAGCGTGGCAATCGCCCCGAGTGCGGCGATCGGCAGTGGATTGAAAATCTTGTATTCGTACCACTGAGCGTCGCGCCAATCGTTTGCGTCGATCTGCTGGCCCACGAAATAGGTTTTTCCCGTGTAGGCCCCAGGCCCCGCGACAATCGCGTGCATGACGGGCTCGGTGGTGTCCTTTCCCTTCGCATCCCAGCCCTTGACCCCAAGATCGAAGTCAGCCGGAAAGGCCCCCGCAGTGCCGGGCTTCTGGCGGTTGACCTTCATGCCCTGCGCCAGCACACGCCGATACCAAGCTTTCAGATCGGTAGTGCGAGGGGCGCCCCGGCGAATCTGAAAGGCGGCGTCAACCGAGAAGTAACTGAATGTGTCGTCGTTGACGCTATTGGCTTCGAGCGTGACGACGCGCACGGTGCCGGGGGGGAATCCGTACCAATAGTCGGAACTGACCGCGCGCCGGTAAGTGCTGAGCAACACCGGGTCGACCGTGGGCAGGTTGCGCTTGACCGTAATCAGGTCGTCGTAGACCGGCTCGCGGATATGCGGATTCGGCCGCTCGCCCGTGGCGTAGAAGATAATGGGCTGCTGGTCGGCATCCATATCGAATTCTTCTTCGGTCGTGACATACCCGAATTTGAAGTCCGGCGGATTGTCGAGCGGTGACTTGCCGGGCTTCGATGGCGAAGAAAAATCCGAATCAACTTCATAGCGAAACGGTGACATCTTACGGGCGTTGACGTTCTCGCAGCGCAGCCAGCCGCCGCCCGGATAGGGCGAGCGAATCTGGACCACGCGCAGATCGGACAGAACGACGTTCTGATCATCGTTGGCCGGATCAGACACCATCACGTCTTGCGTCAGGCGCGCGGTCGTCTGGAACGTCTTGTTGTCCGGCGAGCGGGCTCCAAGATCGCTGGCAATCTTCGTGGTGACTGAGAGAACGCCCATTAGTTGATGTCCAAAACTCCCACGTTCGCGCCCTGAACAGCGCCGAGCAGGGCGCGGTCCGCATCGGCCTTTTGCTTGGCGGCGTCTTCGATCCCTTGCTTAGCGCCGGCCACAATCGCAACGATTTTCTGGAGCACTTTGACCTCGGGGGAAACGCCACCGCCCACCGGGCCGACAAGGGTTCGGCTTTCGAGCAGAGTGCTCGTGTTGTTGTGGCCTGAACTGGCGCCGGCCAGGGCCTTGAGCTTGCCAATCTCGTTTTTGAGCTTGTCGCCACCCTTCTTATTAAGAATTTCGTTGAAGCCTTCGAGCTGCTTGTCGAAGTTGAAACCAAAGACGCGGGCGAACGCGATGCCGATGGTCGCGGCGCGTTTAGCAAGTGCCTTCTCCAACGAAGTCGCAACGCGGTCAGCGATCGTGGGCAATTCGGGCGTGATGGCGCTCTTGAAGCCTTCGGCAAGGCTGCGGCTCCAACCGATTCCGAGAAATTGCATTTGGATATCAGCGGCAAGCTGGTCGCCCTTGATGTAGGAAACGAGCGCGCCCCAACCGATCTTGGCGATATCCAAAAGATTCTTAAACAGGTTGACGAAGCCGACCTTCAAGCCCTCGCCTAGCACCGGCAGCCACGCCGCGACGAAATCCTTGAACCAGTTGAAATAAGCCGGCAATGTGACCGTGAAGAAATTGACAAGAATGTTTTTGATCGTCTCGACGTAATAAGCGAACAGGGCTTCGACTAGCGCCCACGTTGCTGTCCAGTTTTGTGTAACCGTCTGGCCGAACGCGACAAAGCCGGCAAAAGCCGCCGCGAACCAGCCGACGAGCTTTGTGAGAATCGGCGCAAGGTTGTCGGCAATCATGTTGAACACATTGGCGAAGCCATCCCCGGTCGATTCCAGCAGCCCTAGCAGCGGCCGGATCGAGTCAACGATCTTGGCGATGCCTGGCGCAATCTTTTCCCCCAGCACTTGGGCGTTATTCGCCAGCACGTTCTTGAACTGCTGCCACAAGCCGGTGAACGTGCTGACCTTTTCGCCGGCCAGGTCGATGCCCTGTTGGGCCAGGGCCTTGAGCTTTTCCAGAGCCGGGCCCGTGGCATTCGCCAGCTTGTCCATCGCCTCCGCAGCCGAGATGCCCAGCGCCGACGCCAGGCCGATCGAGGCCGCGGTCATGGCCTTGAGCTGGTCGACGGGCACCTTCAGGTGCAATCCAGCCTCGGCCAGCGAAAGCACTTCCTTGGTCGAAATGACGAGCCCGCGCGATGTTTCGAGCGCGAACGTGCGCAAGTCGCCGAGAAGGTTTCCGGCGCCGCCGATCTTGAGCCGGCCGAGGATCTGTGCCACGGGCTGCCAGGCATGCTCCGCCGCGAGCGCGGCAGCCACGAACGCACCGCCGACAATCGCCAGCGTGCCGAGTACATACTTGGCGATGGTGCCGAGGTGGGAATGAATATGGCCGACGAGCGAGCCGACGGCACTGGCGAGCGTCTGAAACACCGCCAGAACGGCATTGGCGACCGCCTTGAGGATCGAAACAATTCCAACCAGAATCGACTTGAGGATGTTGAACAGCGTTCCGATCAGCCCGAGGATTGCGGCAACGCCGTTCCAAGCCTCTTTGACGAGCTGGCCGCCGAGAACAAATATCTTGAGGAACGATGCCACGCCGGCCAGTGCCAGCCGCGCGAGATTGGCAATCGGAACAAGAACTTTTGCAATGTTCGACGCCTCTTTCGTCATTATCTGGGCTTCGTTCCCCACAGCCTTGAAATACTTCGCGGCATTCGCGGAAAAGCTCTTGAGGATGTCGGAGGCCGAATCTCTCGCCCCGAGCAGTAATGTGTTCGCCGCATTAGGCATGACTTACTTCTCGTTTTTCGCCGCGTTGATTCGGTTTTCTTCGGACCGCATCCGCGTAGAGAAATCCATAAACCACTTGGTTTGATCCAACGAGCCACCGGGGGCGGGCGATATACCCTCGAAGAACAAGTCCGCGATGGCAAAGGCATTTTGCAAGTCGTCGTCGATGCCTTTCACAGGGCACTCGGTAAGCAAAAAATGCCCGCGGCCGTCGCATTCGTCGCAGCCCAGTCCGTCGCAGCCTGAGCACGGAACTTCTACCCACATCACCTCCGTTGGCGGGTCGACGCACCGTTGCGTGCATGACCTACAGAGGCTGCGCGTGCGGATGTACGCTGCGATCCTAATTTTTTTTTATCCGCGGGCGTGACCTGGCAGGCATCCATCATCTTTTTCATCAACTCCATCGCTTCTCCCAAATCGATCAAGTCATCGAGCTTCGTCGGGTCATAAGGAATCCAGATCGGCTCCGCACCCTCCGCAACGTTGTGGTCAAGCATGTTCCCCCAGCCGACCAAGCCCATTCGCAAGACCTCGCAGATGGCGTCGATCGCCGGCCCCACGTTCTCGGGATTTTCGGTATCGAGGTTCTCCATCATCTGGATGATCTTCATCGCGCTGCGCCACTTGAGAATCGACAGGGCGCGAAAGCTGAAAAAGGGCTGCTCAGCGAGCGGAAAATGCTCGTCGCTTTTGAGAACAATTGGGAAAGTGTCGTCTGGGTGCAAACAGCGGGGCATGGGTATCCTCGAATCGTGGTTAGGTTTGATCGGACGGTGCATTGACCGCCTCGGTGTTTTGGCTCATTTCGCCGGTGACAAAAGTTTTCGGCGTGCCGTCCGGGTTGAGATCGAGCGTTGCAGCGGAGTCATTCAGTTCCAACACGCGCGAATCGACGCCGAATGCGCTTCCGGCGTCTGACTCTGGCGAGACAATCGCTACGTCGTGAAACGCACCCGAGTAGGTGTTGCGCACGACATGCAACGCCTCTTTGAACAACACTTTGTCGCCCGCTTTCAGCTCGTTGCCGTGCTTGTCTTGCGCCATCGTTGGTCCTTTAGCTGTTGGTGATCGTTGCTTCGTCGTCGCCGGCCGAACTGGAGCCGTTGAGTTGGAATTCAAGCTGATCGGTTTGCAGCTTGTTCCGGTCGCCTTCGGTGGGCTTGGAAATCTGCATCGCCGGGGCCGCGATCGCAATGGCGTTGCCGGTCGTGCCCAGCGCGAGCGCCAAGCTCTGTTGCGTGCCGGCCAAAAACTGTCCGTAGGCGTCGTTGTGAGCCACGGTCGTTGCTTCCGGGTCAAACTTGCCCGTCATGCGCCGCCCAGCGATGTAGGCCGACAGAAGGCCGCCCGAGCCGGTGGAATCCTCGCGCATCTGCACGTCGTTGCCGGCGCTGAGCGTCAACTGACTGACGCGCGGAATCCACGAACCGCCGATCAGCAGGCCCGACGACTTGAAAAGCAGCGGCGCGGTCGTGATGCTCGTCGGCGTAATCAACGCCGCATCGACCGGGGCTACCCACACGCCCTGATAGCTAAACTCGATCATGATCCTTTGGCCGGCATTCATCGTCATTTCCCAATTGCCCATCGCGCCGACCAGCTTTTTGAGCGTGCCATCTTCGTAGACGCTGATGGTGAGCGTCTTGACGCCGCCGGCGCCCGGCGCGTTGGTCTGAGGTGACCAGACGTGAGAACTGGCGACCCATCCACAAGTCGGCATGAATACCGTCATCCAAGCGGGGTCCGTCGCTCCGCCGATCAACTCCGTCTTGAACTTGCAAGTGCCCTTGTAGAGTCCGACCGTGCCGTTCAGCGGCGAGAAACTCGTTTGCCGTTCGCGCTGCTCGAACGCGATGTCGGGGTCGATCGTCGCGTCGAAGATGTTGAATACCGCGTCGGAAGCGCTGGGGGTGGCGTCCGTTCCGACGGTGGTTTCGATCTTCGCGGCCAGAATGCGGCGTTGCTTGAGCAGCGGGGAGTAAACCGTCATGTTGCTGGCCCTTAAAAAAAATGGGGAGCCGCACGCACATCGCGCGGCCCCCCAACGGGCAGCAACAGGTTTGGGCTGTCTAACGGGGGATCAATCCCGCTTTCAACCCGGTCGATGACGCCGCCCGGTGTGGGCGGCCCCTTGTTTTGGTTTTCTGGTTCCGGTTTTTCTTTCAATTAGCCGAGTGCGGTGTACGGGTCGTTCGCCGGGGTGCGGTAATCGACCTCGTAATCAATAATCACGCCTGAGAAAATTCCATCGGCGCTCGGGATGCGTCGCGCGGCGGCGATCCGCGAGTCGACCGCCAGCGCATCGCCGTTGTCGACGAACTGCTGCCAGTTAGCGTCGGGGTCTTTTCCGAGCGTCAACGCAATGATCGCCTCTGACTCCACCAGGTTGATTCGTGTGTCGACCGGAGAAACGTCCTTATTGCTTGGGATGTCGAAGATGGTCACCTCGAACACTTGCCGGAACCCGCTGACGAATGAGTTTGCCTCGATGTCCGCGAACGATTCCTTGTCACGCTGGAGGATCATGACGGCCTTATCTACGCCCTTGGGAACGCTCGCGGTATTGGTCGGCCGAGACACTTCCCCGACATCGAAGGCATAGCCGTTGACGATTGTGAGGGCCTTCATCCGCTGGACGATGATTAGGGCAATGCCTTCAATTACTGGAACGGCGCTCATTCGATGTCCCCCGCCAGGCCGAGCACTCGAAGCGTGGGAGAATCAGGCTGCGGGCCGACGGCGCCAGACGCGACGATCATTGCCCAAAGTTGCTTGCCGCCTACCTTGTGGATTGGCAAACGCTCCGCTCCGCGCCGCTGAAACACGTTATTGCCCAAGTATCTGTCGTCGATGCCGAAGCCGCCCAGCACGAACCGCGCCGGACGGTTGCGGTCGATGCTCACAGAGACGCCACGATCGGTCTTTCGGGCGACGAAGTATTTGAGCGGCACCTTAATCCGCTTGGCGCTGCGAACGCTCGCATCGCCTTTGAAAACCCCGTTCGGGCAGCAGCGGGCGAGGAACGGTGCCAAATTCGATTCCGTGATCCAGAATCGCTTCACGATCGCCGCCGAAAGGGCGGCCACCTTGATCCCGCCGCCGATTGCCTTGTTGCCGGCGGATGAGTCTGGAGCGATGGCGCTGGCCAGGTCGCTGCCGACCTCGAAGGTAGCCGTGATGGTGAGCGCCGAATCGTCCATTTAGCCGTCAACCTCGAAAACCGTCATTCCCGAATGATCGCTGACTAGCCGCGCGATTCGTCGTCGCTTCGGCCCAAAGGCCGCATCCGTTGCACCGAGCCGCAGGGCAACCTCAATCTCGTCTCCGCCGGTGTCGATGTCCCCGCTCCATATCCCTGCGGCGCTATTGGGGACAGACACCGTGAGTCTTTGCGCGAATACATTGTCCTGGCCCGACACTTGCTCGATTTCGCCGCGCTCAACAGTGCCAGTGATGGGCCGTGGCGACTTGCCGCGCGGGAAGTAAATGAGCGGTTCACCGAATTTTTCTTCCAGAATCGGTACGCCCATTTGGGCGAATAAGCTGTCGTAGTCGGTCATGTCTGGCCTAAACGGCGCGCTCGTCGAGCGACTGGTAGGCGGTGCCAGCGCCCGACGAGGCGGACCGATGAATTCACAACATCAAGCAATCACCCCGGTCAGCAGCAGGCCGGCCGCCGCATACATCAACACGATTTCTCGGTCGTTGCGACCACGAAACACGCTGCCGCGTACCTTCTCTTCCCGGTACTCTTCCATGATGAGAGCCAACTGCTCGTCGGTTCCCGGCGCGCCCGGACCATCGCCCGTCCACATGAACGTGCGGCCGATGCAGGGCTCTTGAGGATCCTCGGTTTTCGCCGCGCAGCAGAGCATCGCGTAGCTGTTTGACCAGATGCGCGAGATTGCGGCTGCGGTGGGGGTGGCGGCGGTGTTGGTCAGAGCGCCGGCGACAATGACCTGTTCGACGCCAAGCACGGCCGCCAGTTGGCCGGCAACTTCCGTTTGCGTGGCCGTTTCGGTGTACTTGATCCGATCCACGATCTGAGCCGTGTTCACCAGATTCCAGAACTGATAGCTGTTAATCAGCAACGTGTTCGGAACGAGACCGCTGTTGACGATGACCTTTTCGCGGTTCACGACGATGTCTTGGATCGGCGTGGCGTTCACCCAATCGTTCCACTTGGCGGCCACCGCAGCGGTAAGAGCCCCGGTGAACGTGGTGGTGTTGTAGAGCGTCGAGGCGCAATCGCGTTCGTAGTGATCGAGCACGAAACTCGCAGCGCGGGCCGAGTGGATCGTCTCCGCGTCGAGAATGTCCGCGTACATCGCAACCTGGCGATCGTCCAGCGGCTCCTCTTCGCCATATTCCTCGGTCGCGTAGGAGAATGAATCGAACTGGAAGTCGCCGCGCTTATAGCCAGCGCCGGGAGAGCGCTTGGTATCCATCTGCGCGAGCAAGAATTCGGGCTTGAGCTTGCCGACGCTGGCGGCCTGAATGCCTACCGGCCGGGGCACAAGAACCTTGTGTCCGACGTAGGACTTTTTGTTCATTTCGAGGTCGAACTCCATGAACGGCATGGAGAGCTCCCATCGATTGACGGCTGTAGATGCTGAGGGACCGGCCATGTGGGGATTCCTTATTGATCCCCCGGAAGGCGTTTTGATTTACGGGTAAGACACTCGGCAGGTGAAAATATCGGGGCGTCGCCCGTCGGCTCGGCCCCGCACCTTCCGGGTGTCACATCAATTCGTCGTTAGCTCGCAATCCTTTCGATGGTCAACACGTCGAGACGCGCGGAGTTGCCGCCATTGAGCACGCTGCACGTGTCCCAAACGCCGATTTGCTGGGCAATGGTCGTGTTGAGCGTGGTGCTCGCAAGAATTCCTGGCGTCGCGGTCGCGGTCCCCGGCGTTCCACGGGTCACTAGACCGGTGCCGACGCACGTTCCAGTCGCGCCCGCAGTGCGGACCTGGAGAGTGAATTCCGCCAAAAAGATGTCATTGGTCGTCGGATTGGCCGCGACATCGCCGATCAGGACCGTCGAGCCGATTTTCAGATTGAATTGCTGCGTATCGGTCGAGTGAACGGCCGTCATGATCACTTGCGCGACGATCTTCAATAGATCGCCAGCCTTGAGCAGATTTGCCGGCAGGGTGTAATTCTGATCGAAGATCGTCGCCGTATTGGCCGCAATCCCGGTCAGCGCGGTGCTCGCAGCAACATTCGAGAACAAGTATTGCTGGCCGCCTTTCGTGCGCAACACGATCACCCATTCGCCGTCGTTGGCGGTGGCGGTGAGTGCGATGCCGATGAAGTTGCCGTTGGGCGTGGCCGAGACCTTGCCTCCCGCCGCGCCGTAGACGGACGCGAATTGCGAGATGGCACCATTGGCCACCATGTAGGGCGGCCCCTCGCTGCCGTTCGTCAGGACCGCAGCGGTGGTTCCAGAGCCCACGCCGGTTGCCGGAACCGGCAGGGCAATCGTCCCGATTTCTCGATCGGTCGCGCCAGCCAGAGCCAGCGTGCCGCCGGAAAGGACGACTCGCAGATAAGGCGAAAAACCGCCCGACTGCGGCAGGGTAATCACGGGGGTTTCAAAACCTTGTCCCATTGTCATGGCTTGCTACCTTTGCAAAAAATGTGCGGTAAATGGTTTGGGTGACTCAGCGCCGACCCGGTTCAATCATCCAAGTCGTCGTCGAAGCGATCGTTGATTTTCGCGTGGACCTTCTTTTTGTTGGTCGCCAGCAAATAAGCCTTGTGCGAATCCGGGAATCGACGGCCGGCGGCTTTGACAGCCGTGGCTCGATTGGCGCCACGGGCCATCTGCCGGCGAATTTCCCCGGTGAACTGCTCGGGCGTGCATTCGCCTCCGCCGTCCATGTCCTCGTCCTCCGGGTCGCCTTCCTCTTCGTCGTCCGGCTTGGTCTTGGCGCGCTTGCCGCTGCTGAGGGGCCGGACGCCTGGCCTGGCCTTGGGACGCTTGATAATCGCTTCGGCCTCTTCTCGGGCCTTCTTTTCGGCGGTGAGCTGCTTGTTCTGCTCGACCATCCAGGCTTTTTGCGCCGTCGAGACGGTCGCGCCGGCCTCAAGTTGCCCCAACAGGAATGCAGAATCGGCGCCAGGGCAGGCGTCGCGCAGTTGGTGAATCGTGGCGGAGACGGGGTCCGTGGTCGCGGCCATAGCTTGGCTCCCTTGCGCTTGAAGTTGTGAAAGTGTTTCGTCGAAGGACTGAACGGCATCGATCAGCCCGAGGTTTTTGGCTTCGAGTCCGATATGCACTCGGCCGTCGGCAAGCTCCCGGACTTTGGCGAGAGAGAGCCCGCGACCGGTGGAGACACCTTGCAGGAAGTGCTCGTTGAGGGCATTGACGTTGCGCTGCCACTCTGCAATATGTTCCTCAGTGATTTTTGATCCGGGAGTTCCAGCTCCCTTGTAGCTGCCAGTGGAAATAACATGGACTTTTCCCTCTCTTTCCTCGACTACCAACAGCGTGCCGATGGAGCCGATGGTGGCCGTGTCGTTGCTGAAAAGCTTCGTGCATTGGCTGCCAACCCAGTACGAGGCGCTGGCGCCCATATCTTCGATGTAGCCGTAGACCGTCTTTGCCTTCGTGGCGTTGCGTACCTCGTCCGCCAAGTCTTTCGTGCCGGAAACTGTGCCGCCGGGGCTGTCGATCCGCAGTAGGAGCGCCGTAATGTCTGGGTCTTGGGCGGCAGTTCGGACTTGCTTTCGCAGGTCGATCGTCGATGAGGCATCGCCGACCGAACTTGCTGATTTCATCAACGTGCCGGCCACTTCGATCACCGCAATGCCGCCCGACTCAACACCGTAGCGGCCCTGCGAATAGCTGCCCCCGGCGTTGGCCTCGATATGCCTGCGCAGGTCCATGTTCTGGACGTGGTAGGCAGCAGCCAACAGCGTCTCGGGGTGCATCGCCCACACGCCGAAATAATCGGCGATGCGCGGCACGAGCGACCGAATCGCCCCAATCTCAAGCGAGATGTCCGTTGAGTCTTGCTGCGCCATTTTGTTGCGCTCCGTTAGTCTTTTTGGGCGGGGCTTTTTCGGCCGCGCCTTGCTTTTCCGAGTCGGGTTGCAGCGTCATGGTCACGCCCTCCGGCAGCGGCAGCGTTAGGCAGTCGTGCCAAGTGACCGGCGCGCCGTCGTTGAATTCTTTGTTGATGCTCGCGGCTTCGACCTTGGCGCGACGAATCGCAAGGGCTCGATCCTCGACGCACTCATTGACGAGCTCGGCCCATTGGCCACCGCCTTCTCCGGTGACACGTCGCGGGCTGGCGAGCATACCCGTGACGCGCAGCAGATTGGCCTTCGCATCTTCGAGCGGCTGAATGTAGGGCCATGCTCGCGGTTGCCAGGCGTGGCCCAAGATGTTGATTCCAGTCGCGGCGGCGGCTCGTTCAAGGGCCGGGTCTTGCGCCATGAAATCGCGCACCTTCCAGCGATAGACCGGCGAATGGAACCGCTCGATGATCCACCGTTGATGCTCGCGGAAGCCCTTACGCGCCTCTTCGATTGCGCCCCGATAGCCAGAAAAGTTGGTCTCGCTGGCATCCATCAAGAACATGACCAGCGGCAGTCCGATGTTGATTCCAATCAGCGTCAGAATCAGATGCGCGTGGTCGAAGAATTCGGCATTGGGCACGCTGGGCGAGAAGGCTTCAACTTTTTCGCCTTCTTCGGCTTGGATTTGCATCCCGGGCGTCAACGCCTCGGTGATCTTGGTCGAGCCGTCGGGCTGCGTCGTGGTGGTGCGCGTCCCGTACTGTTGGTCGACCGACGGGGTGTCTTCCGAGCCCTTGCCGGGGGTGCGAATCACGCCGAAGCAAGACACGGCCAACGCCTGGCAAAGCTTGGCGAAATTCAAGTCTTGCCACATGCCCGATTCATCGAAGATCGTCGCCAGTGCGGTCATGCCGCGCGTCTGGCTGATGCGCTTGGGGTCGAACACATGCACGACCTGCCGATTTCCATCGGCGTCGCGCACCGGATAGCGATCGACTTGGCTGACCAGCCTGATTTGCTGGAGCGGGTCAACATCATCCTTGCTGATCCAATATTCGAGCCGCTTGCGGTTTTCGTCCATCAGGACGCCATGCACTACATTGCGCCGCGTTCGCATCGGTGTCCGCAGGCGGTGGGCTTCGACAAGTTGGATCGATCCGGCGCGCGTGAGCAGGCCCACAATGTCGCCGTCAATGAATGTCTGCCGTGGAACGTCCAACTCCATGTCGTGAAACGTGCGTTCGCCGGCCAGGTCACATTGATCGGCGTCACGTGACCATTCGGTGAACCGTCCCAACAAATCGCCGTCGAGCGTCTTATCGCCCGTTGCCGGATTGAGAATGAAGCCATCGCCGACAAGGTTGTTGCACAGCCGCTCGATTCCCTGGCCGATCATGGCGTCGTTGCGGGCCATGTCGCGGGCTTGCTCCATGATCCGCAGATATTGCAACTCAATCCGGTAGTGCCAGTCGGCGCCGGACCCCATCGCCAGATAGCCGGTTCGGTTGCGACGGTAGACGCTGTATTTGGCCGCGTTATAGTCGGCCTTCGCACCCCCAACTCCAGACGTATCGCGGCTGTCCGACTTTTCGCGCTCTTCGCGCTTTTGCTTGAAGTAGTCGGATTTCAGGCCCGCGAAGGCGCTGGCCACGGTCTCGCGCTTGGGTGCCCCGCGCACCATCAGGTGGGCACCTCAAGCGGGTCGTTCGATAGAGAGACGGCTTGACCGCGAAATGACGAGTCGACGCCAAGCGTCTTCACGGAGCCGATGCGCCGAACGCGATTGATGTAGATTCGGGCTCGATCAATCTCACTTTGGATCGTGCGATTGTTGATCGTGAGTTGCGTACCCCGATTGGCCGCGCCATCGGGCCGGAGCGCCAACAGGCACATACCGGCAGTCACGAACGCCTGCGCCATCGAAACGCTCTTGGCGTATTCGTAGTTGACGTTGGCCTGATAGTCGGCGAGCGCAGCGGCTTGGTTCGCGTAGGGCGGTGGCATGACCTCAGATTAACGCGAGATCATGCAGGGCCTTTTGTGAAACGATCGAATGCCGTGAAATGGACAAAATAGGTGCGGCGTCAACTCACCCCCGTAGCGCGGCGCTGTTCCAGACACGCCTCAAAGGACGCACCTTCTGGAAGTCACTGGTGAGCAAGGTTAAGATCGTGACATGCACGAAGCACCAGATGGAACCCCCGACATAAGGGCGGAAAAACAGAGATTGCTTCTGGCCCTCGCACGGAAACGGCAGAACGAGAAGCTAGACGGCTATTACTGCATTGGCGACTACCACTGCGGCAAATACGAGCGCGATTTCGTTTCGCCTTATACGCAGTCGGCGTGCAACGTCGATTCTGAGGTGTTTGTGATGCTCCAAGATTGGAGCTGCGACGACGAGCTACGCGGACCATTCAAGCCGGATCGTGCTGACCTTGGACATGATGAAAACTGGCCTACAAACCGCAAACTCAAAGAACTGCTAAGAGAATCGCTGGGCCTTTCGCTTTCAGACGTTTACGCCACGAATCTATTCCCCTTCATCAAGCGTGGCAATGCAAGTTCTCGAATAAAGCGAGAGCACATGGTCAGAGCCGCGCGCGATTTTGCGTTGCCGCAAATCAGCATCATCAGACCGAAAATCGTAATTGCACTCGGAGTTGAAACTTTCAATGCTCTACGAGAAGCACTCGGGCTACCTCGCGTTCGGTCAGCGAAGGTTGCCAAAGAGAATGATTTTTGTTTTGAATCAGCCCGGGTTTGGTATCAGGTACATACTGGCTCGCGTTGGAAGCAGAATAATGGCAGCGCGGGCGACTGGACGAAAATGAAAGATCATCTCGACGCCACAACGAGCGTGCCAAACTCAACAAACCATTTTTCGACTTAGGCCGCTACCCAGTCGTTTTCATGGCCGCGCCTGTTCCATCAGCCAACGAAATGCGTCGGCATCACTTCGCACGTGCAATCCGCTTTTGAGCTTCGCATTGGTCTCTAGCAGTCCGTTGAACATCCGGCGCCAAGTGACCGCCTGCTCATTCGTCATAGTTGATAGGTGCAATTGACGACGCAGATATGCCTCCGGGTTTAAGGCGGCCAACGGCACCTCAATGGTAAATTGCTCCACCTTGACGCGCGCGGGGGCCACCGCCGGCTCCGCTGGCGGATCGTGATCAGTCGCCGCATCTTCAATTTCCTTGGGCGCGGTCTTCACGCCGCCTGGCTGATCGATGCTCGGTAGCTCGGTCGCAGGATCAAACTCGGGTCGTTTCCTGTTCATTCATCGGTTCCTTATTCTGGTCTAGTAAATCGGCCGCCTTAAACAACGTGCGTAGTTCCCAAAAGTGATCGTTCATCTTGACCCCGAGCCCCTTGCATTCCGGGCAGGGAATCTTCTGCGGTATGTCGCTCTTTACGCCCGCCGAGAGTTCTGTAGCGCTCAAGCCGGCGACGAACTTACCCCATGCGGGGTTGTCGATCGACTTGGCGCCCTTGCATGACTTGCAGTGCTCACTGTAGATCGTCAGTTCGTGTGCCATCGCTATGCGCTCCTCTGTGTAATCATGTAGGGTACGCCGCCAGGTGACTGAAACCGATTCGCTGGCCTGCTCGACCGTGGCGCTGGCCGTCGCACGTCGGCGAGCAGCTTGACGCCCTTCACGCCGGCCGCCGCGCAGCCCATGTATGAAGCGTCGAGCCAGTGATTGTTCTTGTTGAGCTTCTTCCAGCCGCGGACCCAGCCCTTGCCCTCGATAAACTCCTCTTGCCACTGCTCGGCGACAAGATGGCGACCGAATGAATGGTGTTGTCCGGGCACGCCCGGCGACCAAATCGAGAGAGAACCGTCCCTAAACGTGCCGTCGCCGTTGAACGTCGGGGTCAAAAAACGGTCGTGAAGCCAGTGCTTCCAGTGATTGGTGTCCAAGTTGTAGAGCCAGATGCCATCATTGATCAGATGCTTCGCGTAGCAATGATCGAACAGCTTGCGATCTTCGGACTCCTCACCCATTCGGAACTTGTCATCGCCGGTGCCCTTGGCTGCAACGAAGGGGAGTCCGCCCACGTCGCGGACAAACTGGTAAACCGCTTCGCTGAAATCTCCAGAATCGATCATGGCCAATTGAATGCGGTGCTCTTGGCCGTCGATGTCGGCATAGGGAATTCGCAACAGGTCGTCGCGCCACGCCATGAGCGCGTTGTAGATCGCTCGATTGACGGCGACACGATCGTCACCGTGGCCGGTCCCGACGACTTCCTGCACTCCGTAGTCGACCGTGAGACCGACGGCGCGCGGAAGCCAGGATTGCACGACCCAATGACATGCGTATTTTCCAAGGTCGATCGCTGCGACCAGTACATGCTCATCCACGGACACGGTCCGCTGCTCAAGGCCGTTCGTTCGGCTTTCCACCAGCGCCGCCGTGATCCCCGACGTTTGCGGCCCTTCTTCTTCCGGCGGATCGCTATCAAGCTCCGTCGCCACCGCCTCGGGCCCCAGCCTGGCGACTTCGTCATAGTAGAATTGCAGGGCCGAAATCTGCCGCGCCGTGAAGCGGTTCGGGTTGGCCACCTCGGCGCCGCGTTCCATCTCTTCACGGTTTGCGACGTAGAAGTCATGGGCTGCCGTCGTGCCGGCGCGCCAGTCGATTTGACGCAAACGAACGTACTCTTCCCAAAGGTCCGTGCGCTCTGGCGGTGTAATCAGGAATCGCATCCGCAGGCCGTTCCATGACGGCTTTTGCAGCGGGTCGGTGAACTTGTGGGATACACACGTGCGATTCTGGATCGTGGTGAGCATCACGCGAGCGACGCGGCGCTGCTGACCGCCAAGTCCGGCGATGGCCCGCTCGATCCGATCCTCAAGTTTTTGGGCCTGTTCAGGGCTGCGGACGGATTCTTCGGTGTCCGGGTCGTCGATGCCGGCCAGGTCGACGCGCCGGCCCTTCTTCTTGATGCCACGGATGGCAGAGTCCAGCCCGCGAGTGGCAATGATGGCGCCGGCCGCAGGCGCGCCGGGGACTTTGGGCATGTAGATTTCGTGCCCACACCACGAGAACCCCGACGATACTCGCTCGAACTCTTCGCCAGTGTCGAACCGCCTGCCGCTTACTAGCTGATAATGCGCACGATTCGGCGTGTTCTCTAGCGCTCGAACGGGCTCACACACCTCCGGGTAGTCGGCCAGCAGCCGGACGTTGCATTCAAGCTCGGCTTTGATGGATTCGAGCGAGTCTTGGGCGGCGGACCCCGTCGCGGCGAACAGCACGGAAAACTTGATCACGCCCGCCAGCGTGTACTTGAGCGTCAACCTCTCGAAGATCATCGTTTTCCCTTCACCGCGAGACGCGGCCAACGCCTTGTCGTCTCCGAACGTAATCGCATCGCCGATTGCCTTGATCATCGTTCGCTGCTGGCCCGCGAACTCGTAGGTGAACGGCGCCTCGCTGCCACTCTCGGGCGCGAAATACCACATAAGCCAGGCTTCATCATCGGCCTCCAGCCTGAGTCGTCTGGCTCTGTCCTCACACTCATGAATAGTGACCGTCTTGACGGCCGCGCGCTCGGTCCGCTTGCGGGCTGCTTCTCGCTCGCGGAGGTCAGTTTGTCCGGTGAGCCTATCAAGTTGTGCCAGTTGCTTGCGTAGAACATCGGCTTTTGCCCTGGCTTCGTCGATCTTGGCCATAGCGGCCTACGGGGTCCAATCAGCTCTTGGCAGCGCGCGTCACCTTTCGCGGCTTCGTGAGGCTCATCCCGAACAGGGCGGCCACTTTCGCCGCGCTGCGCATCTGGATGGATGTCGCGCCCGTGACGAAACGAAACAACGTCGATTGCTGAACGCCAGCCGCATTGGCGATCGCATTGACCGTCAAGCCCGAGCCCTCGATTGCCGCCCGTAGTTGATCCTCGATGTTTTCAGGATTCTTTTTCATTATTTTTGCTCCGTGGACGAATTGGACTATTGCACAAGTTATGCTCTTGTGCATAATGCAATTATACATAACGCAAACGGAGCGGACAAGTGATTACTAACGACTACCGCCAAGACGAAGTGACCGCGATGGGCCTGACTGCTGAGCAAATCGCCGCACATTATGGCGAACTGCGGGAGCAAGAGCGGCTGCAACGCGAGTGGAAATGGAACATTCGAGACGCGGCGGCTTCCATGTACGGCGGAATGAACGTGCGGGAGTTTAAGAACCGGAATCGCCGTGCGTTTAACTGCGGCGACATGACGAACATTCCGGGCTTCGACAGCATGGCCCAAGAGTTGGCTAGCTGGTTTCCCGAGTTGGATGACGACGACAAGTGCCAGCGCTTGTTTGACCTGTTGCGTGAGCCGTTCGACCGGCTGCCGCCAGCCGAGGACACCTACCGCGAAGCGATCGACCGTCTGCTTGACGACATCCGTACTGGGCACGTTGCCGAGTATGACTACACCACCGAATTTTAGGGGACGAACGACATGCGATACCGAACCCAATTGCACAGCGGCCCGCCGGCTGAGGCTCAGCGATACAAGACGCTGGCCTGGCTCAAGGAATCCTACGAGACGCCCAGCGGCGGCCAGCGATTCACCGTGAAGCTCTGGCGCGGTAAGGCCCTCAAGCCGCTGGCGTACTACCTCTACGTGAATGACGAGAGCGCTGACGCCTTTATCGAGCAGTCCAAGCGCGACGAGGACAGCCGGATTGAACGCGCCGCGAGCCGCAAGATCGAGCGAGCGACCCGGACCCAAGAGAAGGCCCGCGAAATTGTGGTCGGCACGATCCTGCATTACTCGTGGGGATACGAGCAGACGAACAGCGAATACTTTGAAGTCATCGAACGCAATGGGCTCATGGTAGTGATCCGCGAAATAGCCCAGCGCACGGTGCCAGGCAGCGACAGCCCGCACGGCATGGCCGACAGCACGTGCCCCGCGCCCGGTGAGTACATTGGCCCGCCGATCAAAAAGCGAATCACCGACTGCGGACTTTCGATGGAGTTCGGCGTAGCGAGCGTTGTGCATCCTTGGGAATCGCACTACCGATCGTGGTACGCATGAAAAAAACTTCACGAGTTTTGTCCATGCGACCGTTTTACCCATTGCAAGAGTTATGCTTTTATGCATAATCAAGACATGGGAAACAACACCGCTAACCGGGGAACGACCATGAGTGCGAAAACCAGAATAGTGGGCGAAATTTGCATGTACGGAAACAGCCAGACTTGTGGCGCCGGTTGGCTGGCCGCTGTTGAGCCGACCTTGGACAAGCGCAACAGGAGCGTAGCGCAATCCACACTGTTGGGCGACGGAGACCCGAAGATTGGACGCGCTTTTACCGAGGCCCTGTGGCAAGCCTGCGATGCGATCCGCGAGACGGGGCCGACCGCTGGGCTGGTGCGAGTGTATGAGCCGGGCGGCCACTGGTGCGCCACCACGAGCTTGAGCCAGCCGGTTTGCTACGGCGATCTGGAATGGACGCCGGCGCCCGTGCTGACGATTAGCGTTGAGGAAATCATGGCTGCTGCCGAGTAACCACTTTTTTTGAAGGAGACTGACATGAGCGTGATTTTTTACGAAGCGAGGGAACTGGGGAACTTGGCCGCTGCTGCGGTGGGCGGATCGCTGGCGAGCACCGACGGTAAGGCGGACGTGCGACGATGGTCCGAAGTGCTGGCGCGGGTCTCGGCTTGCAACGCGAATGCCTTCATCCGCACCTACAACGAGCCGACCGAGCCGGCCACGGCCGAGGAGATATTGCGAGAGGCAATTGCACCGGGCAACTATACGATGCGAGACGCCGCGACCAGAACGCTCGGCGGGTTGCCCTACAATTGCGTTGCCAACAATGGCTTTGACTGCCTCACAGGCGATGCGGCCCGCGAACTGGTGTGGCTGATGACCCATTTCCTCCGAGACTAACGCGACCGATTGATGGCCACCACGATTACCCACTACTCCGAACGCAACGCCCTTGCAATTTATGCCGGACACCTGGACGGCCCCGTGTGCTGGTCCGAGAGTTGCGAGGGCACGCGGAGCGAGGTCGAGCATGACATCCGCGAATTGTATGGGCTTGCTGGCCAGGTCGACCGTAATGATTCCGAGACCGTTCTTCGATACCCCGGATTTACCCTGACGGTGAGGTGAGCGATGGCACAGTCCGAATTCATCCAGCTTGGCGACGGCACCGTGTACCACCTGCGGAACGACGCACCCAAGCGCAAACCCAAGCGCTACGACAATGCCGAGAACACGCGGCAGGGCGATTTGTTTTTGGGATTGCATGACTTGCCGGGCCAACAATACTTGATCGAGAGCAACAACGGATGGAGCGACGATGAATAGCTACAACGGGTTCACGAGCAACGAACGAGCGGCCTCACAGCGATGGGAGAACGCGCAGTACGCCAGCAGTGTGCGGAGCCGGCCCACGAAGTGCGAAGCCTGCGAGCAGACTGATGGCTGGCTTGAGGCCCACACCGAGGACTACTCGAAACCCTACGGGGATCACATTGGGCGGTGGGGCCTCTGTTACCGCTGTCACATGATCCTTCACTGCCGTTTCCGATACCCCGCCGCCTTTGCCGAATACTGCAAAGCGCTGACGGCCGGCAAGCGGTTCGCGCCGATCCACACGCGGAACTTTCCCCTGTTCGCCAGCCAGCAGCTACACGGCACGTTCGAGCCGTACCAAAGCCTCGGCCGGCCGTTGCCGGGATTTCAGGCAATGCTTGACGAGGGACGCAAGGCCGCGGCGCAACGCACCGGGCAGAGCACCATCGAGTTTTAGCCGGCTGGTGCATTCTTCCGCCCGCTTTCTGCGGGATACCATGCTTTGGAATACGGCGCGTCCGCCAGGTTGCGCGACTTGAAAATTGAGTCCTGGTAGAGCAAGTCCACCTCGTCGAGGCCGGCGCCTATGCCGGCGGCTATTTCCTCGGGCGGCAGGCCGTGGTCATCGACCAGTTGCTTGACGAGCTCGGCCATACGCACTGCCACGTGCGTCCCCTTGGCCCGGTTGATCCGCACGGTGAGCATCTTGGCCTCGGCGTCGCCCACGTCGAGCCTTGC